CATTTCTATTTTTAACTTGATATGTTTGTTTATGAGATTTTTTTATATATTCATTTGCATTCCAATTTTCAACCTTACCAATCTTGGTTTCGGGTGAAATGTTTAAACTACGAATAACACTTGGATACATTGATGTAATATCTAAATCAAATACCCACTCATGTCTTCCTCGTTGTGGTGATTGTACATAAGCACCTGCAAATTTATCTTCAAGCTTCTTTTTAGGTCTTGGTGGTTTATTAGGTGCCACCACATCAATCTTTTTTAAATAAACTAATATAGCTCCTTCAAGATATCTTGAACTCATAAACACATCTTCATATGGTACATGACCAATATGAGCTATACCACGAGCAATATCAATGAAATCCAATTTTTCATCTAATTCCACGAGTATTTGAACATCTCGAATATTATAATTTACAAACTTCTGTAAATCTTTCTCATACAAATCATTAAGTGTTCCCTCATACTCAATCTTTTTCATCCCAACTTCAACTTCACCAATATAATCTAAACGATAACTTGATTGTTGGATGGGTGAAAACTTTCTATATAAATGTAAATAGTCCATTTGATTAACACCAGCAATAGTATACTTTTTCTTGTATTCACTATAAAAAATTTGGCCAATTGGTGATAACATACTTGCTACATCTTTACCCAATACTCTTACTGAACGATTATATAAATAAGGAATATCAAAACTATCACTATTCCACCCACTTAATATTGTTGGTTGTATTTCCGAATATTTTCTATAAAATGAAGTTAACATTTCATACTCTGTAATATAAAACTCAACTATCTGATTATCTTTTGTATAATTCTGAATTTGTTTTTTCTCATCCAATACATACGCAAAATATGTATTAGTTATCTCGTCATATAATGAAATTGAAGTTATTTTATTTGGGGCTTTCATTGGATCAGGAAATCCCTCTGTAACCTCTACCTCTATATCAAAAAATATTTTTCTATTTCCAATGGATGGTTCATCTGAATCCTTATATTGATCAACTAAAAATCTTGTAGTTTGTGGTACATCACTTTCGTGTAAACCAGGAGTGTTATCTTCCCAATGGAAAATCTTTTTAACTTTATCACCATCAAGTGTAAAGTGTTGTCCTGTTGAATTTTTTATATAAGCGTATTTTTTATATGGGATTATGAGATATCCCTTTTTATCATCCCACAGATGAATTTTCTGCTTTCTCATTTCAAAATATATTGATTGATACAACTATGTAATTCTCCAATTTTTCATATCTGAATATACGAATAAAAACCTATACAAGTCAAGCTTTATTTGCAAATTGTTTCCACTAATTTTTGTGATACTATATAAGGATCACAGTTTGATGATGGTCTTCTATCTTCTAAATAACCTTTACCTTCTTTTTCTACTTGCCAAGGAATACGAATAGATGCTCCTCTATCTGAAACTCCAAATCGAAAGTCTGTAATAGAACAAGTTTCATGTTCTCCTGTAAGTCTTTGGTCATTATCTTGACCATAAACTTCAATGTGTTCTTGATGTTTATGTGATAACTTTTCACAAGCATTAATTATATATCTGTATCCACCATCTTCTCTCATCTCTTTCGTAGAAAAATTAGCATGACATCCTGCCCCATTCCAATCACCACCAATAGGTTTTGGATGTAGAGATGCAAACAAATCATAATGTTCACATATTCGTTCCATCAACCACCGAGCAACCCATAAATCATCACTCATATGAATAGAACCACCAGCACCAATTTGATACTCCCATTGTCCCAACATAACTTCTGCGTTAGTTCCACAAATACTAATACCAGCTTGGATACAAGCATTCATATGTTTTTTCATTATATCTTCACCAACATTTCTACCACAATAATAATCTCCTTGTGGATTAGGTTCACCAACTTCTGGCCATCCTAAAGGTCGTTTTGTTTTTATATCATATAGTGTATATTCCTGTTCAAAACCTACCCATTCATCAATATCATCTTCTATGTCTGTAATGGTTTCTTCTAATAATCGTCTTGTATTTGTTTCGTGTGGTGTATCATCTACATTCCATACCTCACATAAAACTATTGAACTATCCTTATCTAATGGATTAGGATAAACTCTTACTGGTTTCAACACACAATCAGAATTTTTACCTTCTGCTTGTTTTGTTGAACTGCCATCAAATCCCCATATGGGAATGTCAAAATCTTCGTTTTTATTAGAAGTCTTAACTATCTTGGTTTTACTTCTAATCTGGGTTGGACTGCATCCATCCAACCACAAGTACTCTAATTTATGCATTTTAAGTTCTCCGAACTTAATAAAGTGGGGAGCAAGATAACTTAGTTAAGCTTACTTATCACCAAGCCCCCCAAACTCTACTTTTTAGAAATTAACACTTAACCCTAAGTTAAAGTATCTTGGTGTACCAAGAAATACTTCAGCATTATGTGCTGCGTGAGTTTTATCTCCATAGCTATTGTACTGACTATGATCTACTGCATCTTGAACATATGTTTCGTCTAATGCGTTAAACACATGAGCAAATAAAGATATGTCATATCCACTAACTGGTAGTAAATATGAAGCATGTAAGTCCACCTTTGAATAAGATGGTGCTTCCCATACTTGTTCTCTGTCTGCATCTTCATCTGAACCATCGTATTCACGAGAATCAGGACTCCAATCACTAAAGTTCTTATCATAAGAATTCCATAGTGCTGAAATTACTAATCCCTTTACAGGAAAAATGGTTGCACCAAGTGCATATGATGTCTGTGGCATATCACCAACATTCAGCCCGTCAAGAGCATATTGATAATCTGTAGCGGTTAAACCAGTTACATTACCATCATCATCATATTCATTTGATTGATATTTTCCATGAGCATCACCATCAAACTTCCAAGTACCAAGACTTACTGCTGCATCTATACGAACCAATTTATGTAGTTGTGTAGAAGCTTCAATCTCAAGTCCTTGATGTTTTTGTTGAATACCTGTCAAGAAAATGACATCAGTATCTCCTGAATCACCTTGTCCTGTGGTTACTGCTTTAGTAAGGTTTCTGTCTTTCCAATCTGTATTGTAAACATTTGCCTTAACAGCAAATCTTTCAGATTTGAAATTAACACCAGCTTCTGAACTGATGAAAGTTTCATTATTTGGATCAGAAGCAACCGTACCATCAAAGTAAATCACATTATCCATGATAGGTGGTTTTTGAACATATCCAATGTTAGCAAAAAGACTAACATTATCGTCTATGTCGTACATTGCTCCACCTTTGAACTGAGCAGTATAAATAGCATCAGCTTTTATTACTTCATCAGCAACTGAAAAGTGGTCTTGGTAAGAATACTTAATACTTGATAATCCACCCATACCATATAGATTTAAATTATCTTTTGTATAATTACCTTGTACAAATCCACCCAACCAATCAACGGTAGTTTCATTGTGATAGGCAATTTCATCACCTAACTCAACTCTTTTACCATCTGGTGAGTTTTTATCAGCATAATCCATGTAATAATCACCACCGAGTAAATCACGAACTTCTCGTGCGTGTTCTATACCTGCGGTTCTCCAATCAATACCTACTTGTACTTTAAACTCATCACTAATATCGTAATTAAGTTTAGAAATTACACCATAAGTGTTTTGACGATTGATACTATTACGAAGAATACCAACTGATTGGTTATTACCTTCGCCATGTGTTCGTGTAAGAGCTGACTTATCTACATATACTGTATCAGAATTACCTGAGTTATATGCTATAAGACTATTCCAATCACGAGTCCAGGGACCACGACCATAATAAAATTTATAGTCATCATCACCAAGATTACCATCAGCATCAAATGTAGGAATCTTACCATAAGTTCCTGTTCCACCACCTGAACCACCAGACCAATAAAAGACTGAACTTAAACTTGTCTTATCATCTATTGTCCAAAAATGATTTAGATTTACTAATGGTTTGTGAAAGTAGTTTTCTCTTTCGTTTAGATAATCACTTGCGTGTCTATCTTGTAGTCCACTATCAAAAAGTCCACCTACTCCATACATATACCAGTATTGTTTACCTTTATATGATGGGTCAACTGGTGACCAGTTTTGATTAAATAACCTACCGACATCCTTGAACTTACCATCATCTTGTGGAACTCCTTCTACCTCTGTTGGGAGTGCTTCAGTATCATATCCATCTACACTTGCAGCAAAATCAGCGTCATAAGCACCGATATTCTGTTTGTATAGATTTTGGCCATGTCGCTGTGGAGCACCGATTGCATATAATTCCAATCGATGGTCAGCATTTACTTGATAACTTGAACCAAAATAATAAGCCCAAGCATCTGTCCATGTTTTGTCAATGATACCATTACCTGTTTTACGAACTACAGTTCCACTTAAAGCAAACTTATCACTAATAAGTCCTGAATTGTAATTCAAAGTAGTTTTCAATAAACCACCAGCACCACTTTCCTGTTTGAACTTACCACCTTTTGACATTGATGCAGGATTTGTGATTATGTTCATCGTTCCCCCAATTGATGGGGCAGCTAAATTAACGGCACTTAATCCACGCTGCATCTGAATAGATTGAGCTGCATCTGCAACTCCATCCCAATTAGACCAATAGACCCAACCGTTTTCCATATCGTTTTGTGGAACTCCGTTTATCATTACTGCGATGTTTCGTTGGTTAAAACCACGAATGTTGATGCGAGCATCTCCCGCACCACCACCTTGTTGAGTTGCGTATACACTTGGGGTCTGGTTAAGAGCCATTGGAAGGTCTTGTGAACCAAGACGAAATTCCAATTCTTCTTTACTAACCGTAGTGTAAGCAACAGGTGTTTTTTCATCTGCTCTTGAAGCTAATACCTCAAGTGCTGACATAGTTAAAACATCTTCTTCTAAATTGAAGTTGAGTGTTCCAACTATATCCCCCACTATAACATCAGATGTTACAGGTGAGTATCCAATGAATGAAGCAGTTAATGTAAATGTCCCTTCGGCTCCGACATCAATAGTGTATTTACCAGATTCATCTGTTACACCACCTTTATCAGTTCCTTCGACAGCTACATTAGCTCCAATCAATGGTTCTACACCACTATTGACAACTCCAACAATAGATTGTGCGAACAATCCTGTCATCATCATTAGTGATATTATTAGATTATTTTTTCTCATTTATAATCTCCTCTGTTTGTTAGTTTAAGACGCATTTTTTAGTAGGTGCGTCAACTGCCTATTTGGGTATGTGAAATCTTAGTTTGCATAATCTTGATCATCATTATCACCACTCATTGGTGGTATCTCACATGAATCATTATTACAAAATTTATCTATTTCGGCCTCTTCATTTTTAATTACACCAAATGAAAGAGTTTTTAATTTTTTTAATTGTTTATTATAAGTTTTCTCATCAATTGCTTCATAGGGCATTTGTTTATAAGCTCCTAATGGATGTCTTGGTAATAATGATATACCTTTTAATCTATATTGAAAATAATTTAAAACGTGTGGGAGTTCATCTGCTTCTGTTTCAGGATTGAATGTTGCTGTACAACTTACTTGGTTGTCTGCCCAATGCCGTTGTAGAAAAGCTGCTAAACTGAATTGTTCCCAAATGGATAATTCACTTGCAGTTCTAATACCTTCTCCTACATCAACAGGCACCTCTACAACTAATGTTGTATTTTCTGAACCAAACGCTGGTTCTATTTTATAACCTGCTTTTGTTAATGGTTCTATCAATTCTGATTGTTTTGATATTCTAACCCTTCTAATATAAAATCTTGATTCTGGATAATGTAATCCTGGTGTTGCACCTGCTAATAATGATACAGTTCCGCTTGGTTTTACACTTGTAGTTTTAATGGATTTTGGAACTGCAAACCAATCTGAATATTCTTTATCCCATTCTTGTATTGTATCGTATCCCTCTTCTAACCAATGTCGTAAAGTATCTAATCCATTATTAGTAATGAATTGTGCAACTCCACTAACACTACATCCAATTCTTCTGTTTCTCAACATAACTCTATTTGTATCACTCCAATGAGTTCTACCAAGTGTTACAGTTTTGGCGTACAAATATGCATATTTTAATGTTCTTTTATAGTCCTCTAATGAATCATGGTTGTCTGGAAATGTTTCCACTAAACAACACAACTCATATGATTCAAGTGATTGTTCTAAACAAGGATTACCACCCATTACTCTATGGTCTTTATCATCTCCACCATTTTTCATTCTTGAATAATGTCTCATATTCTCTAACCACGCTAACCCAGGTTCTCCATTATCTACTATTCTTTTACATATATCAGTATAATCCATACCGAGTTCTGCAAATACTGAATTGTTTGAAGTCCAACCAAATTGATCTCTGTCTGGATTAACTTTATAATTCTTTAAATTTAAATATTCTTCATCATGTGGATCACCGAACACAATCTCCGCCGTTCGTCTTACGTTCCCTGCCACGACACATTTACCAATTAGGTTCATTATATCCACAATTGTAGTTACTGTAATTGGTTTTCCTGAATTAACCTCTAATACTTTACTAATATCTCCGTGAACTTCTTCTAATGGGTCTGGACCACTTGAAACACCGCCAAATCCTTTGATTGGTTCTCCTAATGCTCTAATCTTACTATAATCAAATTCTACTGGTTGTGAACCATGAAAATAACTTTCTAACAATAACCTTAACGAATCTACCCAACCTTCTCTTGTATCTGGAATCTCAAATATTGTTGTATCCCTATCTTTATCTATACCTTTAACAAGTATTTCACCAGCACCTTTTACATCAAAACCCACACCAACACCTAACATACTTGCATCCATAAGGAAACAAAACGGTTTTGAATAATCTTCTTTGAGTGTTTTAGTAGATACAAATGCACAATTATTTAGAGCTGCATATAATTTCTTTTCTTCTGTGATTGCTGTTCCCATAGCCCATAAACCACGACCTGGTGGTAAGAACTTCATATTGAATATTCTATCATACATATCTTGTGCGGACTTTTGTGCTTGCCAAGGATTCCAACCTAACTGGTGAGAATCTATCCATGTCATTTGCATAGAATAAGTTCCCTCTACAACTCTTTGGACGGTTTCCCACCATCTCTCATTTTTTCCATCTTCTTTAATACGAGAATAGGTTCTCATATAAACTAATTCACCTAATCCATTAAAACCAAAAGGCGGTTTCTTTCTTTTATACTTATTAATAAAATTTTCTGATAACTTAAACTTTTCCACTACAACTCCTATTTTTATCTGTTAACAACTTATTTATCTACTTCCTAATATACCTATAATATATATAATATTTTAAACACTATATATACATTTTTTTAGAAGTTTAAAAAACTTTTTCTTTGAAGTTTTAAAAAAGGAACACCAAGTGTGTACTTTTTATTCAAATCCTTCTCCGTCAAAGTCTTTCTTCTTCTGTGCTAATGTCTTACGGATGTATTCATCAGCATTATTCATCTTTCCTTGTACTTCTTTACCACCTTGTGTGTTAGTTTCATAGATTTGTATGTAACCTGTATTCGTATTGATTGTTGCTGGAAATGTAATTCCATCTGGACCAAATCTATTTTTAATCACATGGAATCTACCTGTGTTTGCTATTTTATCTTCTACTTTTCTACTCATACTCATTACAAAATCTGCAGTCATAACCTTAGAGTAATCTTCTGATACTTTACTAGCATCTATCACATCCTCATCTAATGCAGAACGATTTGCTTGTGAAGCTGTCCATATCGGTATATCAAACTCACCTGCCATACCCCTTAACTCTTCATATACATGCCCAATCTGATGTCTTTTTTCTGTGAAGTTAGATGTTGATTTCATAATATCAGCATAATCTACAATAACCAAATCAGGTTTTATTCCTTGTAATTCACATTGTTGTAGATGAGCAAATAGTGTGTTTACACTTGCCGTTCTCGTTGGATAATATTTGATAATCAAATTACCCTCTAATTTGTCAATTGCTCTCTGTACATCATCCTGGTAGTACTGAAGATTTCCTGTAGGTTGTCCACTCACAATACAATCATATCGTAACCCAACATAAGCCGCATTTAACTCCAATGTATAATGAACTACCGTTAATCCTTTTTTCATAGCATGTGTACCGATTGCCTGTAGTGTCCATGATTTACCAATCCCAGCAGGAGCAACAATTACACCAAGTTCTCCACCTGCAAGTCCACCATCCATTAAATCATTAACACTATCCCAAGGCGTAGGTTGAGTATCTCGTGCTTGTTTTGTCATTCGTTCTTCAAAACTTGTTATATACTCATGCCCGATATCTCGTTCCATACCAGCAGTCATTGCTTTATCAATCAATCCCTTGATTTCATCATATCGTTGGGTTTCTAATAACTCAACTGATTGCATAATCGCACTCTTAACAACTTGATTCTTACAGAACTCTAATGTTTTTTCCTTTACAAATTCTAAATCTGGGTCTTCTCTATGACTCCAAGCCCCTCTTAAACTATCTACAATTGCACCTTTTAATACATCATTTTCTACATCATCAACCATTATTTTTATTGCTTCCATCGTTGGTTGTGATTTATATTTAACAAAATAATCTTTTATTGATTTGATTAAAAACTTATTTGAATCTGTATCAAAATAACTTATTTCAAGTATATCAATAATCTGTTTTATAAATTTAACATCTGTCAATAAACTTGAAAGTATTTTACTCTGAAAAGAAGTTCCGTATTTTATTAATGATTCACTCATGGTGTTGCCCACCCATCATCTCCATATGGATTTGGAACATTACTCTCAATATGTTTTTCCTTTTTGAATACAAAGATAGGTTCATATTTTGAACCTGAACCATCACCATCTCTGGCCATGGTAGATAAATTTAATCTAAGTGTGTTGATATGACTATAACCTATTTTTTCTGCTATTTCTAAAGTACCGTTTTCAATATTTTTCCCACTCGAAGTGTTCGCTATATTCAATAATAAATATCCATTTACTTTCGTAGAATCAAAAGTATTTTGTAAAGTTTGAAATAAAAATCCATCTATCCATTCTTGTTCTGTTGGAAATTTAATATAACTTTGAGTTGGTTCATCTGCATACTTTTCAGTATTAAAATATGGTGGTGAAGTGAAACATAAATCCACTTGTTCCTTTGGTCTAAATACTTCACTACCAAGGCAATATAATTCTACTTCCTTACCAAGATAACTAAACTCTTCTTTAATCTTATTCAATCCCTCAAATGTTTTTGTTGAAGGTTCTGTACCAATATACTTTTTAATTCTTTTAGATGAAAGTGCACCTAATAGTCTCCCACCCCAACCACAACTCATATCCCAAACAACTCCATCTCCACCGTAAGTTTCATAAATGTATTTTGCAGCAGTAGGACGAAAGTTAGATACGGTTTGTGTTCCACCATATATCTTTATGTTCTGTCTGAATCTATTCTCTGTCCAATGTGGTTTATCACTATGATTGTAATGCCATTTAATTGTCTTCTTGATAACCTCTTTTAACTTGTCATCATTGTGGAAATTTTCCATTGGTGTGGTTTTTGCATTACCACAAGGAACTTCCCAAAATTGTGGAAAATAACTCCAAGCCAACCTCAATCCATTCATAGTCTGAGTTATCTCATCGCCATCAACACTTTCCTCAAGAATTTGTTCGTGTTTAAAATTCTGTAATTTTCTTATCTGTTCGTGTTTCTCTTCTTCACGAATTGTATAATGTGGAAATCCATTCTTTCTATAATACTTGAAGATAATCTCAACCGCATCTTCTATTTCGAGTTTATCTAAACTACTACATACCTTATGATAATCTAAAGATAACTTATCTTCATCAAGAAATTTACCCAATACATTATAGTCTACAGAACTCATCCCAAGTTCTCATACATATCATGTACCTTTTTATCATAAAATTCTTTTCTTTTCTTTTCACGATATCTATCTCGAGCCTTTGCTTTTATCGTATCCGAATTTCTTATATAATGTTCCATTTGCCATCTTCTTTGGGCTTCGTGTTTTTCTTTTTTTGTTTTATATTTAATTTTTCTACCCAATTTAATACTCCCCTGATTGACAAGTGTAACAGGGGCAATTCCCATACTTATCGGGATCACCTTTGTATTCTTTTACATACTCACTAAAAGTTTGTACATCTTGTGTACCACCATATTCATATAACCATTTACCATATATGTGTTCTAATTGTTTTTCTGTATAATCTTTACCCATGAGTTTTCTCCGCCATGAAGTTTAATCTATTAAATGTTGTTGCAATCCAACTATTTAAATTAGGTAGTGCTGTGTATAACTTATCTTCCAAAAACATTTTTTGAAATTTATGTTTAATAATTCTTTGTATTGGTTGTTCTAATTGATTCTTAACTCTTAACTTTGAACTGC